TGGCAGCGGCACACACAGCGGGAATTCGGCCTATGGGCGGATTCGGTACAATGCGACCTGTATAAAAAGCATTCATTTTACGACATGCAGGACATCGCCTATCTGTCGTATCTGGTGGACGGCGACGCCTGGGCAGCCATCAAGTATCGCAAGCCGTCCCCGGGCGGCATTTATTCGACGCGCATCCAACTTTTTGAGGCATCCCGGGTATGCAATCCCGGTGCTATGGCTGCTTATAGCAATACGGACAGCATGACCGTCGAATGCTATAACCCTGAGACACATAACCGAATCATTAACGGCGTGGAAATCGACGCCGATGGGGCCGTCGTCGCTTATTGGATTGCTAACCGCGTACCTTATGACCCGACGAATAATTCCCAGGCCCTGCGCTGGACCCGCGTCGAAGCTTTTGGCCGACGTACGGGCCGGCCTCTGGTCCTGCAAATCTCACATGAAGAGCGGCCGGAACAGTATCGCGGCGTGCCGTATCTGGCGCCAGCGATTGAAGTTTTAAAGCAAATTAGCCGATACACCAATGCGGAATTATCCGCAGCAATCATCAAGTCGTTTTTCACGCTATTCTTTACGTCGAGCGGTACAACGAATGATCTGGGCGATGTCTTGAGCGAGACATACGGCCCGGGCGAGCAGATTGACCCGGACGACCTGCGGCACGTAGAAATCGGCCCGGGGACACTGAATCTCCTGCCGAGCGGCGTCGACGTCAAAGCTATCGACGGCAGCCGGACACAGTCCACGTTCGAGGCCTTCACGAATTCCCTGATTGCGCAAATCGGGGCGTCACTGGGTATCCCGTCCGAAGTGCTGATGAATCGATTCCAGTCGTCGTACAGCGCCGCGCGCGGCGCACTTTTACAGGCGGCGGCCATGTTCCGGACGCGGCGCATTTGGTTTGCCCGCGACTTTTGCCAGCCTGTATACGAGGCCTGGCTGACCGAGGCCGTTGCTATCGGGCGCATCAAGGCGCCGGGCTTTGGCGTGGATCCGCTGATTACCAAGGCATGGACCGGCGCGAACTGGTACGGCCCTGTCATGGGCATGCTGGACCCGGTCAAAGAGGTAAACGGCGCGGCATTACGCGTCAAATACGGCTTCTCGACGGCTGAAAGAGAGGCTGCCGAGCTTACCGGCACGAATTATGACGACAACGTCGATCAAATCGCGGCTGAGCGCGCCGTGTGGGCGAATAAGGGCATGCAGTACCCGAAAGCCGACAACACGGATACCGGCGACAGCAGCAGCGGAGGGGGTGATACAGGATGAAACATTTCTGGAATTTCCAGGACAGCGCGGGCGGCGATGCCGCCGATTTGTATATCTACGGGCCGATTGTCTCCAGCTCGTCGTGGTGGGACGACTCCATCGACGCAGTACAATTTTCTGAGGACCTGAAAGCCCTGGGCGGTAAAGACGTCACTGTCCACATCAATTCCCCGGGTGGCGATGTCTTTGCCGCGCACGCAATCCACAATCAGCTAATTGCCTATGCGGGCAATGTCGACGTCGTCATCGACGGTATCGCCGCTTCCGCGGCAACTATCATCGCGATGGCCGGCGCGCGCATCACGATGCCGACGAACTCCATGATGATGATCCACAATCCGGCCATGGGGCTGGACGACCATTATACCGCCGATGACCTCGACAAATATGCAAATGCCCTGCGGGCCGTGCGTCAGTCGATTATCGCGGCGTACATGAAGCGGGTAAGCGTGGATCAGGCACAAATCGAGCAGATGATGGATGCGGAAACGTGGCTGACGGCGCAGGAGTGCGTCGACATGGGCCTGGCCGATGCCATCGACGGCCGTATAAAATCCGTACTCGACGGAAACAATTTGATTGTAAATTCGCTTAAAATCGACATCACAAATTATAAAAACAGGGAAGGCCTGGCGCATTGTGTGAATGCCCAGGACGAAAAGAAGGGGGCGGAAGTCTTGAGTAAATCGAAATTGGAAGAAATCTTGAATGCACTGGGCCTGCGAATCGATGACGCCGCAGAGCCTCAGCCGGCACCGGCGAAAGCACCGACAACGGAAGCAGCGCCGGCGGTAGATGCAAAGGCCATCGCCGCGGCAGCCGTAGCGCAGGAGCGTCAGCGCATGGCGGACCTCGATGCAATGGCCGACGGTAATCCGGCAGTAGCCGCTATCATCAGCACAGCAAAACGCAACGGCCAGACGGCCGATGACGTCCGTGATTATGTCGTTGCTGTCCAGAGCATCAAGAGCGCCGCACAGACTCAGCTGTTAGACATGCAGGCCGAATCGAAAGAGGGCGGCACGGACGGCATCGCGGCGGGTGCTGTCGATGACAGCAAAACAGAAGACGAAAAAGTCATGGATATGATTGCCCAGGCAATGGGCAGCAAAGGGGGTAAACGCTAATGGCAGAATTGGTAACTACGTCGACAGGCGTACACTATGATGACCTTATCGGCGGCACGAATGTATCTGTCGTTGCGCAGAATGTAAAAGTGACGGCAGGGACAGCAATGGCCCGCGGCACACTTTTAACCATTACGGACGGTACGGCCGCCGCAACGGCAAAGGCCGGCACAGCAAATGCAATTTTAGCCGCTCCGGTATCCACTACGGATACGGTAGCCACGGTGTACGTCAAAGGCGAATTCAACCGTGAAAAGATTACCGTAGCAGATACAGACACCATCGGCGCGCATGAAGCCGAATTGCGCAATGTCGGTATTTATCTTACCAGCCTGAAAGGCTAAAGGAGGCACGATCATGAGTTTTGATGATACCCGGACGCTCCTCGGAGCCGTTGAGCGTTCGTTTACACCGACTACTACCTTAGTAGATGTTTTTTTCCCGAATATGCAGACTTTTTCCACGGAAATCGTCGATATGGAATTCCGCAAGGGCGGCCGCCTGATGGCGCCGTTCGTCGTTCCCGGCGGCAAGGGCGTCAATATGGCCCGTACGGGGTCCACAATCCGCTCGTATAAAGCGCCGCTGATGCGCCCGAAACGCAACATCGAACCGGCGGACATCCTTATCCGCGGCTTTGGCGAATCGGAATACAGCACGAAAACACCGGAAGAACGGGCCGCAGAAGTCCGCGCGCACGATTTGACGGAGCTCGTCGACATGTGCATCCGCCGTCAGGAATGGATGGCCGCGCAGCTCTTGATTAACGGTGAATATGACGTAGAGGGCTTCGCCGACGACGGCAGCCTTGCACACGTCGATACCATCTCTTTCCCGGAATTCACGAACAAGACGACCCTGTCCGGCTCGAATACCTGGGATAACTCGACGGCTGATATCTTGTCTGACCTGGACACAGCATCGCAGAAAATCCGCCGTGCTGCTGGTATGATCCCGACGATGGCCGTCTGCTCCAGCACCGTCGCCAAGTACATCGTCAATAACACGAAACTGCGCGAGGCAATGATGATTCCGAGCCGCGACAATATGGCCCTGATGAGCATTCAGCCGCAGTTCGTCCGCCCGGAATTACTCCGAGTCGGCTATATTTCGGCATTGTCTCTTGAAATCTATGCTTATGATGGCGGCTATCTCAACGAAAAGGGCGAATTCGTACCGTACATCCCGGATGATTACCTTATTCTCGGCGTACCTGGCCGCGGCAAGCGCCTCTTTGGTGCTGTCACGCAGATTGAGTCCGATGGCCAGTTCCATTCGTATCCCGGCAATGCATACGTCCCGAAAATCATCCCGGATATGGATAACGACGTCAGCACGCTCGTCATGTCCAGCCGCTGCGTCCTTTGCCCGGAATTCCTCGATGACTGGGCTGTTATCAAAGTCAAATAGGAGGCGACAGCATGAAGATTTTAGTTAAAAAATTTTCTCTTTGCCATGACGGCACGACTTACGGCGCCGGCAGCGTCGCAGATCTTCCGGACGATGTCGTGGCTAATCTGATTCAGCAGTCGCCGAAAGAATTCGCCGCCGTCGATGCACCTGCCGCTGATGAAACACCAGCGGCGCCGGCAGCACCGGCCGCTTCCGCGGATAACAGCGGCCTGCCGCCGGTGGATGCGGAAAAACTGCGGAAAAAATGAGCCGCCGTGACGAGCGGATAGCCGCTGAATTGGCCATATTCCAGCAGGATGAGGCACAGGATAGCGGCGCCGCCGAGAAAAAGGCCACATTTAAGGACCAGGTAGCCGCGGACCTCGATACCTTTATCAATCCTGATGAATTTGCCGATGAGCACGTCCTGAACGGCGATACGGTAAAAGCTATCGTCGAGAGCCCGACAAGTCAGGAGCGGTGGATTACCGGCAAAGAATACGGCGTATACAGCGGCTTGGAAGGAAACCTGTATATTGTACACTGCCGCAAGGCCGACTTATCGGCCGTGCCGGTGTATGATCAGCGCTTTGACCTGGACGGCGTCATCTGTATCGTCGACAGCGTCATTGATGACATGGGTATCCTGACCATCGAATTGCATGCAGAAGTGGCGTAATTAGGAGGTGATGCGCTTGATTAGCATCGAATTGAATGAGTCGAACGTAAGGCACGTAGAACAGGTGCTGCAAAACTTTATCGGCGGCAGGAAATTGTCGACAGCAATCAAGCAGGCATCCCGCCGCGCGGCTGTGACGGCCCGTAAAGCGGGCGCACAGGAAATCCGCAACACTTACACCATCAAGGCAAGCGACCTGAAAAGTGCAACGTCTTTTAGTACTGAGGCATTCGGCACGACGCTGCACATCAAAGGCCCGGAGGAACCAGTGACGAAGTATAAAGCAGCACGGCGCCGCAAGGGTATCTTTGTATCCATCAAAAAGGGAAGCGGCTCCATTGTACCGCGGTCCTTTGATATGCCAGGGCGCGGCTTTGTCGCCCGTGAAGGGCGGCCGCGGTATCCGGTAACAGGTTTATTTGGGCCTGCTGTGCCTCAGCTGTACGGCAATCCTGCCGTCGTGGCCAGGATGACCGACGAAGGCATGGAAATGTACGAAAAACGGCTCATGCACGAGCTGGAACGATTGGCGGGTGGCTAGAGATGACACCTTTAGACGTGCTAAACGATTTACGGGCATTCCTGGCGGATAAGATGACCGCGTACAGCGGCCGGACAGTAGACGGCAAAGCCATCAAATGCTTTACAGGTTTTTTGCCCAGGGCGATGACACCGGAAGCAAAAGAAAAGTTATGCCCTGCCGTCGTTGTTGGCTATTCGGGCGTAGCGGACCGGGCCGATGAGTCCGTCGTATCCGTGGTGATCTCCGTGGTGACACGGGACCCGGATATGATCCACGGCGCCGATGAGCTTTTTCACATGCTCGAGTATATCCGCTTTTGCTTATTGGATGCGAATCCGGCCTGTGATAAATACGACGTCAAGAATGGTACGATGGAGACGTCGGTACCTGATGACCAGCCGTATCCGCAATGGTGGGGCCGTATTGACTTTGAAGTACATATCCCGCAGCCGTCCGGCATTGACCCGTTTTTATTAGGAGGACCAGAACATGGACGACACAACTAAGACAGCGGCGGCCGCGCCGGCAACAGTCAGCACCGGCGCCGCGAAATATACCGGGCCTGTAATCTATATCGGCCCGGGCTTCCGTGATTCCCGGCTGAACCATTGCATGATCTTTGCAAATGGCATCCCGGACCCGGAAGCAAACGATGACGTACTAAAACATTTGTTTGTTACGCCGGCCGAGCTGAATCAGGCTCTGGCCGATGTACAGACAAAAGGGACCGCGCTTTATACCTTTTACCAGGCCGCGGTCAGCAGACGAAAAGGGGGTAAATAGGTATGGCATTTTTCCACGGTATCAAGACTTCCGAGATTGATACGGCTGTCGTAGCCACCGCGCAGACGACGGCCGGCCTTCCCGTTGTCATTGGTACAGCACCGGTCCATCTGGCCAGTGACCCGAAAATCAATGAACCCGTCATCTGCTACAGTTGGACGGAAGCCGTAAAATACTTAGGCTATCATGAAAACTGGGATAAGTATTCCCTCTGTGAAGCTATGTATGCCGAATTCAAGCTGTTTGCAGTAGCACCGGTAGTATTTATCAATGTGTTGAACCCGGCCAAACATAAAAAGTCCGTGGCCAGCAAGGCCGTAACGGTAGCCAATAAGACGGCGACCATTGCGGACGATGTTATCCTGAGTTCGTTGACCGTATCCGCAGCGTCGTCCGGCACGGCGGCTAAAGCTGGTACCGACTACACGGCGGCCTACGATGACGACGGCAACGTCCTGATCACGCTCCTGAAAGACGGCGCGCTGGCCAGTGCAACGTCGGTATACGTCGCGTATGACGCTATCAATACGTCGCTGATTAAGGACGCCGACATCATCGGCGGCGTCGGCAGTGACGACACGGCGACGGGCCTCGAACTTATCGATATGATTTATCCTAAGTTTAGCTTAGTGCCAGGCCTTTTGGCGGCGCCGGGCTGGAGTCAGCATCCGGAAGTCGCGGCTGTCATGGAAGCCAAGAGTAAGAAATTTAACAGCCTCTTTAGCTGTACGGTCCTGCTCGACATCGATACGATGCAGGTCAAGTCCTACAGCGGATGCAATATGTGGAAGACCGGCAGCGGCTACACCCATAATAATGAGTACGTCGGCTGGCCTATGGGCCGCATCGGCGACCATTGCTATTACATGTCTACGCTGGCCATGGGCCGTATCGGTCAGACCGACGCAGACAATGACGATGTACCCTATGAGTCGCCGTCGAATAAGACGCTGCCGATTACAGGCCTCTGCTTGAAAGACGGTACAGAAGTCACACTGGACCTGACACGAGCTAACCTGCTGAACAGCCAGGGCATTGTCACGGCGCTGACATCCCCGGCAGGCTGGGTACTGTGGGGCAACTATACAGGCGCCTATCCGAGCACGACTGATCCAAAAGACGTATTCCTGTGCGTCCGCCGCATGTTCGACTGGGACGATACTGTTTTCGTCCTGACCTACTGGAACCGTCTCGATAAGCCGGGCAAGCCGCGCAACATTAAGACTATCCTCGATTCGGAACGAATCCGCCTGAACGGCCTCATTTCCCGCGAATACATCTTAGGCGGCAGCATTGATTTCCTGGAAGAAGAAAATCCAACGACGGACCTCGAAGCTGGTATCTTCCGCTTCCACAAAAAACGCACGCCGCCGGTACCGATGCAGGAAATTGACAGCATTTCTGAATACGACACAGCCGCTTTTACGGCGCTGTTTGAATAGTGAGGTGATTAGATGTCTGATGTAAATAAAATGCCGGAAGTCCTTAATGACTATCGTGTATACGACGAAAACGGCAGTACTTTGTACGGTATCGCGAAATTCGAGCTGCCGGACTTTAAATCCATCACGCAGACTATCAAGGGCGTAGGTGTCGGCGGCGAAATCGAGGCGCCGGTCCTGGGGCAGTTTGAATCGTTAGAAACAAAAATCACGCACAACATCAACAGCGATTGGAACCTTAAGCTTGTAGGCGGTCAGGCTGTTGCCCTGGAGGCCCGTGGTGCTAACCAGTACTGGGACAGCGGCGCGAATAAGTACGTCATGGACACGGTCCGCGTCGTTATCCGCGGCCGCTCGAAAGCGATGGCCGGCGGCTCCTGGGAACCAGCGAGCACGGTAGATGCGACGAATACCATCGAAACGACGTACATCAAGTATGAAGTCAATGGTAAGACGCTGCTGGAAGTTGACAAGTATGCCTATAAATTTGTCGCAGGCGGTGAGGACATTATGCAGCCTATTCGTGATGCATTAGGTGTGTAAGGGAGGTATGAGCTTTGAAAAAAGAAGAACAGGTCCAGACGGTCCGGGATGATCAGAAGGTTGAGCTGACCCGGGCATTGCCGGACGGCACAAAAACATTGATCCTCGATTTTGACAATGTATCCGGCTATACCCTTTTGCGCTGCGAAAAAGCAGCAAAAAAAGAGGATGCCAGCATTGTCGTACCGGCGCTGTCGCAGGTATATCAGGCACATGTTGCCGCTATTGCGGCGAATGTCAAATACGATGACATCTTAGCCCTGACAGCTAAAGACTTTACGGCCGTCATGATTAAGACGCAGGGTTTTTTGCTCGGTACGGCATCGCAGGACCAGCCGGAGGGCTAACCGCCGAAAAACTGCGGCTCGATGTACTGCGGATGGCTAAGTATTCGCATACGTCTATTGACTTTTTCCTTGGCCTGCCGGTGGCGGACCTGCGCGGCTGGATGACGACCGTATCCGAGGAAATCGACAGGCAGAACAAAGAAATAGAAAAAGCCGGGAAGGGGGGCGGCAGCCATGGCTAACCGCGTGCTGGAAATGGCAATCGCAATCAAAGGGCAATTAGATAGCAGCGTCGGCGGGGCCATGACAAAAGCCATCGCCCAGACAAAGCAGATGCAAGCGCAGATTCGCGCGGCGAATCGTGAAATGACGAACCTGCAAAAGCAGGCGGCAAAACAGCAGGCCAGCAAGGGCTATGTCGAGTATGACACCGAACTGGCGATGCTCCAGGCGCAGGTCAAGAAGAATCAAGCCGCGAAAGAGTACGAGGCTACCATGGACCGCGTCAATGCCAAGCAGAAAGCCTCTGCAAATCTGTCCTCTGCGGTCAGCAGCCTGAAAGCCGGGGCCGTTGCGGCGGCTGCTGTCGCCGCGCCTTTAGGCCTCGCAGTCCGTGAGGCTGTACAGTTTGAGTCGGCAATGTCTGACGTGCGGAAAGTCGTAGACTTTGATACACCGCAGCAGTTTAAAGAGATGGGCGACGATATCCTGCGCATGTCGCAGGAATTGCCCATGTCTGCTGAGGGCATTGCTAAGATTGTAGCCGCCGGCGGGCAGGCCGGCATCGCCCGGGATGAGCTAAAGAGCTTTGCTACGGACGCTATCAAGATGGGCGTCGCATTTGACATCACGGCTGAGCAAGCCGGACAGATGATGGCCAACTGGCGTACCGCTTTTGGTATGGGGCAGGATCAAGTCGTACAGCTTGCAGACCAGATTAATTACCTGTCTAATACGACCGCGGCCAGCAGTGATGCCATTTCCGACATTGTGACTCGTGTAGGGCCTCTAGGTGACGTCGCCGGTATCAGCGCCTCGCAGATTGCGGCTATTGGCGCATCGATGGCATCTGTTGGCGTCAAGTCTGACGTTGCGGCCACGGGTATCAAAAACTTAGCTCTCGGCCTGGTGGCCGGGGCCGGCGCGACAAAGTCCCAGCAGGAGGCATTTGCACAGTTGGGGCTGTCGGCAGAAGACGTGGCTAAGCGGATGCAGACCGACGCCCAGGGGACTATCATGGACGTCCTGAGCCGCATCAAGCAACTGCCGAAAGAGGCGCAGGCAACAGCCCTAAGCGATATATTCGGCAAAGAGTCGATTGAAGCCATTGCGCCGCTGCTAACTCAGCTGGACAACTTGCAGAGCAACTTTAGTAAAGTCGGCGACGCCTCGCAATACGCGGGCTCCATGGAAGCCGAATATCAGGCCAGGGCAGGGACGACAGCAAATCAATTGCAGCTTGCCAAGAATAACCTAGTCGCATTAGCGGTCAATCTTGGCAGTCTCCTGCTTCCCGCTGTGACAGCTGTAGCCGGCGCTATGGCCCGGGCGATGGGCGCTGTGGCTCAGTTTGTGTCTGAGCATCAGCAGTTGGCGACCGTTATCATTGGTACCATTGGGGCTATCGTCGGGCTGACGATGGCAGCCCTTGGCATTCGCGCTGCCGTCGCTTATTACAAGTATATGGCGGCGACGATTAACATGATTAAAAATGCGCACATTGCGGCGACTATTGCAACAAAGGCATCCGCGGCGGCGACGTTCATCGCGGCAGCGGCTCAGCGGGCTTTTGCCATAGGCGCGCGTATTGCGGCGGTTGCCCAGATGGCGTTAAACGCCGTTATGGCGATGAACCCGTTCGCGCTCGTCGTTATTGCGATTATGATTGTCGTGGCCGCGCTGGTGTACCTCTGGAATACAAATGAGGAATTCAGGGCGGCATGCATCGCGGCCTGGGAAGCTATCTGCGCGGCCGTATCGTCGGCGTGGGACACCATCTCCTCGGCGGCGGCCGCGGCCTGGGATTATATCACGAGCGCCGTATCCGGGGCGTATGATTTTATTGTCAGTTGTTTTGACTCCATCTCTGCCGCGGCTCAAGCCGTATGGGATGCAGCAGTCAGCGCAGCCCAGAGCGCCTGGGACAGCATCACATCCGCTGTCGATGCGGGCGTCCAGTGGTGCATTGATAAGTGGGAAGGGCTGAAAGAGGCCTTTTCCCATCCGATTGATGCCGTCGTCAATTTTATTAAAGGCGGCGACAGTGATGCCGCTTCCGCAGCGGGCCAGTCCGCAAGCGGCGGCGTTTTCAATCATCCCTATTTGACGTGGGTAGCGGAAGCGGGCTATCCGGAAGTCATCGTACCTATCACTCACGATGCAAACGCCTACAATTTATGGGCAACGGCCGGGCAAATGCTCGGCGTCGGGCCTGCGGCGATGCCGACGATGACCGGAGTACCCGCGTCAGCGCCTACTGGCGGCGCGGCGCAAATTACCTTTGCGCCGACGATTAACGTCCAGGGCGGCGGCCCAGGGACGGAACAGCGGATTTCTCAGCTCATGGACCAGAAAATGCGCGAGTTTGACAGCATGATGAAGCGATGGGCGGCAAATCAGAGGAGGTTGAGCTATGAGTAGCACCTATAGCACCGTACAAGGCGACATGTGGGACCTGATATCCTATCGCGTGTACGGTACCGAAAAGTACGTCAAAAACCTGCTGGAAGCGAATCCGCAATATAGGAATGTCGTCGTCTTCCCCGCAGGGTTGGCGCTCATCTGCCCGGATATCCCGTCCAGCGTATCGTCTATTTTGCCTCCGTGGAAGCGGTGATCTAATTGGCATTACTGAAAAAACTACAAGCGGACCTCAAGAAAATCGAGGCCCAGGCCATGGCGGGCGTCGTTGCTCAAGAGCATCTGGGGCGCCGCGCATGGCTGCAAGTGACCTATGATAACAAGGACATCTCCGAGGCACTGGCCGAATACCTGATCAGCGCCAGCTACACCGACAATCTATCCGGGCAGGTAGACGACATCTCGCTGACATTGGAAGACAAAGCGGGATTGTGGCAGGGCGATTGGATGCCGACGAAAGGCGCTACGCTCGATGTCACTTTATGCACGTATAACTGGATAGGCCTGTACGACGGGGAAGCCGATGTCACGTTGGGCAAATTCGAGGTTGATGAAATCGAGCTGTCCAGCGCGCCTGATGTCGTCACAATTAAGGCCGTGGCCATCATGGTCAGTGATGACAGCACACTTAGGAGCACGCTGCGCTCGCGGACCTGGGAAAATGTCACGGTCCAAAAAGTAGCGAATGACATTGCCCTGGAAAACAACATGAACATTTGCTGGGACTGCGGCGATGACCCGGCCATCGATAAAGTCGAGCAGAACGACGAATCAGACCTGGACGTCTTGAAGAAGGTTTGTGATGACGCGGGTTTTGCCCTCAAAGTCACGACCGACACGATCATCGTTTTCGACGAGGCGCTGTATG